CACAATAAATTATGGAACTTTGCTCCAGGTTGGGTAATGGGTCATGGTGATGAAGGACCAACCAGTAGATACTCTGGTGGCACAGCAATGTCATTGGCTAAGAAGATTGGTATGAGTGTCGTTTGCGGACACACACATAAACTCGGATACCTACACGAAAATAAATCTTTCAATGGAAAATATGTTTCAAGTCTTTATGGTTTTGAAGTTGGAAATATGATGGACTTAAAGCAAGCGACTTACCTCAAAGGAGGAAGCGCCAACTGGCAAACAGCTTTTGGTTTGCTGTATATACACAATGGCAAAGTAACACCAGTGCCAGTACCAATAATGAATAATTCATTCGTAGTAGAAGGAAAAGTATACAAATGGTAGAAGAAGACAAATGGATTAAAGATGTGGCAGATATTGCACAGACTGTTGCCTACACAATCACACGAAACTACAAGGGTTATGCAGAAGTAGATGATGTTAAACAGGAACTACTTGAATGGTCACTCAAGCGTGCAGATAAAATACAAGAGTGGTTGTCAGAAGATCTAAGTAAACAAGAGTATCGTCTTGGTATTAAACGTTTAGCTAAAACATTTAATCGTATGGCTGATAGGTATTGTCGTAAAGAGAAAGCCAAGAAGCTTGGTTATTACATACATGATGAAGCTTTTTACTCAACATCATTGGTTGAAGAGTTATTACCGATGGCGTTTAGTAATGAACTGATAACAAAAGATCCAGCAAGTGAGTTTGTTTCTAATGGTGGGGGAGACCCTGCTACAGCAGGATCATTCCTAGCATCAATGTATGACATGCGTATTGCTACCAAAAAATTAACCATAGAATTGTATGAGATACTTCGTATGCGCTATGAAGATGGCATGAACTTAGCAACCATTGGTGAGATTCTAAATCTTTCTGAATCAACTATAAGTCGTAAAGTTAATACTGCTATCAGACAAATAAGTAAAGAACTTGGTGGCGAATCACCTTGGGGTTAAGAGTTTACACAGGTGGCACGTTTGATTTGTTTCACGTGGGGCACGTAAGATTATTAGAACGTTGCCGTGAACTATCAGGACAATCAGGCACAGTCATAGTGTCACTAAATACTGATGAGTTCATTGAAAAATATAAAGGTAAACCACCAACAATCTCATACCAAGATAGGGTTGAAGTGCTTATGTCTTGCCGTTATGTTGACCAAGTTATACCAAACTTTGGTAACGAAGATTCTAAACCAGCCATTGTTGAAGCAGCACCAGATATTATTGCCATTGGTTCAGATTGGGCACGTAAAGATTACTACAAACAAATGCAATTCACACAAGACTGGTTAGATAAACTAAACATAAGCCTAATCTACATACCATACACAACAGGTATATCAAGCACAAACATAAAGGAACGACTATCAACATACTGATAGCAACCAGTCCTGAAAGAGAACATTGGTTATCGGATTGCCTTAAATCATTTGGTTCAACACCAGTAACAGTACGTTCAGATTATGGATTTGAATTAGGTAAAATTAAATGGGCTTACGAAAACACCAATTGGGATAGATGGTGGTTTCTGCAGGATTCAGTTGTAATAAAGAACAAAAAATTTCTTACAGATGGTTGGGATCTTGGAACATCAGTAGCTGTGTCAAATTGTCCAGTTCAATTTGGAATGTATCTTGGCATATATTCACGTAAAACATTAGATCGTATATCAATACCAATTTGTACAACTAAGGAAGATGCTATTCGTTGGGAAGTTGAATGGCATAATGAATACAAAAACTATGAACAGTTTCCGACAATGTTTCCACAATTTGCAGACCACAACGCCAATGGTACAAAAGAAAGACATGGACGTATTAATCTTGTATTAGAAAATGAATACTTAATTAAATATAAAGGCACTTGGGCTTAGCCTTTCTTGATAACGTCTTTCCATTTCTCAAAGAAATAATCTTCGTCAGCTTCAGTAAGCTTAATTAACTCTGGGTTTTCCCTGGTTAATTCGTTACCATGAATATGTCTAACCATTGCTGGTACATGAGCCACGCCACCTAATCTACGTGCTTGGATATCAAGATCCCTGTCACCATACCACCAACGATAGTTTTCGTCTGGTCTAACATCTGAAGCTAAATCTAATACCCAACAGTAACCACACACCCATCCTTCAAATGGAAAAGGATAACCTAACGGTGCTTCAACTGTTGCCATTGCATCAGCAATCTTATTCAATGGGTCATCAGCAATGCGAACATCATCATTAAGAACAGCAACATAACGAGCGCCTCTACCTAAAGCAAAATCAATACCTTTATTCCACCAACGATGAATATTAATTTCACCAGTATCGTAGATATTATTAACATCATAATATGGTTCATTGTCATTAACAGTATGAACAATAACAATATGGTTTTTGTCAATCTTTGATTCTTTAATAATGTCTGGTATGTATTCTCTTCTTGTTGCTGTCGGAATAACTAACCACAATGGTCTTTCTTCACTCATTCAACCACCACCTTATCTATCCAATGTTTTTCAAATTCTTTGCAAGTAATATGAACATTAAGATCACGCTCGTTAGTGTCATGTCTTATGTCAAATTGTGGTATTAGATGCGCCATTTCCAATACTGGTACTAATAATAGCCCATCATCAAATCTAAAACAAATTCGGTGGTAGATATTATAGTTTTCGTTGTATGGAGGACATATAATCATACGCTGAAGCTTTTGATAAGGAAACTTAATTGTCACACTTGAATTAACTTTTAACCATTTAACTTCTAAATCACCAATGTAATTCTCGCGCCCATTAGGGCGCACTTTTGTCATATGGTAATCAGTAAAGTAAAATGGAGGCGTGGGATAAAACAACCACGATGGTTCTAATTCATTTAATGCTGTGACAACTGCTGTGGCACGCTTATCATCGCCCCACACTTGCCTAATAGGTTCAAGACTCATTAATAGTATCCGTTTCTTTTATGAAATTCTAAAGCTTTTTGCCAAGAACCATATCGTTGCATAACATATTTATGTGCAGCGATAAGTTGTATGCGAAAATCATCAGACTTTTCAATGTCTAAATCTTTCCACGTTTGATCAATCAATTGACCTAACCCATAAGCTGTTGATTTACGATTGCGTGCATCAGGATTCCAAGATGATTCACGCATAATCAATTCATGCAATGCCACATATTCTTCTACTGACACCATTGATCTTGCATAACTTCTTGCTGATACAGGAAAATCTGGTTTTCTTATTGGAGCAGGTGTTATTGTTTGTTGCGCGTTATCAATGTCAAGTTTCTCATCTAATGGAAGCATGAGTGCGAAACCTATTCCAATTATTAGCATTCCAACTACGAATTTAAGTTCCATCTACCACTCCTATTCCTAAGTTTGTAACGCTGTTGCTCGCTAGTACCACCCCAAATTCCCTTTATTTCAGGGTCTTTTAGGGCATATTCCAAGCATTTTTCAATGAGAGGACATTTACGGCACATTCGTTTAGCAACTTGCGATTCATATATTGAACCTTTTTTGGGGAAAAATAGTTCGGGATCAATTTCAGCACAGAGTGCTCCATGCCAATAATCTTTCGGTAACATTATTCTCCTTTGTTAGCCTCATTGTTACAAGTGCAATACCAAATAGAATGACAGATATAACATCTGTTATCTTGGTCTTTATTCTGTTCCACGTACCAATACCAAAGCTGGTTTTACTTGTTTTGGAGCTTCGGGAACGTAATTCAATTCTCTAATTATGTAGCGGAGCATTGCTTCTATTCGTTCTAATCGTTCCTCAGTAGTCATAGTTAAGTTCCTCAGGTGTGCAACCTTGACAATAAGGATAACCAGACATTGTTGTTAAATTGCCATAAACATCAGCCCAGATAACATCTTCATCATCAACATCTTTATAGCATTTAACGCAACTATATTGTTGATTTATCATATTAACTCCCTTGTTGTAGTTAAATCTTTAATCATTTCAACTAATTGTTCGTCAGATATAATCTGTCCGTCAGTTTCTATCCAACCATTTATTGTGTCTATTATTTCTCCGTCTGTCATCATTCTTCCTCCTCGTAATCTTCCATATCACCTGGATCAACGTATTTTGATTCCAAATTGTTATTCATCTCTGTAATGTAATCAGCGTATGCTTTCTCTTCGCATATCTGACAGTCATTAAACCAAGAGCGACCACAGCAAGTAATGGCGGTCATTAGTTGGCTTCTTTAACTTCGTGTGCATCAAATTGGTAATTGCTTTCAATTGGGTCATCCCAATTGTTTAACTCATCAGCCAGATCTATAGCATCTGCTTCATTTTCAGCTTCAACCATTTGTTGTTGATCGTAACTAACCATTTTGTATACTATGTACTTTTTCATACATTCTCCTTTTGATTACCTAACACGTAACTAATTGCTTCTTGAAAATCGTCATTGTCCCAATACTCATCTAACAATGCAATGATTTCAAGCCATTCTTTATCTGTTGCCTTAACATCATAATCATTTAAATCATCTTTAGTATAGAAGTTATACCAAATATCTTCTTCTAAATCAAAGTTAGTTTGCAATGATTTAATTATGTCTTTTACTTTCATGTGTACTTCCTTTCTGTTAATTTAATTATTGACCTGTCTTGACGATTTGTCAAGGACATTTAATCATGCGTTCTCATTGCCATACCGAAAAAAGTTTTACGGATTCCCACGCCCTGGATCGTTATCCACAAGTTATGCACAGGTGTGGATAAGTTGTGTGTATATTGTGGATTATTTTGTGGATAACTAAAGCGCGTGTCGCTGATTGATTATTAAATAAATTATGGTAAAAGAATGTCTGATTTGTCTTTAATGTTGCATTAGTCTCCTTTGCCCTAATTGTCCGAATCTCTCATAATACACGATTAGATATGTCTTTGCAATTTACCGATTTTTATTAGATAATGAATATGGGTAACTCTGCCCGAATTATGAAAGGATTAAAAGTGACGATTACAACTGAAGTCCCTTTGGTTGATTTGTTGCCAGAACAATATGCAAGTAATGAAATGAATTGTAGTTTTTATGGTTGCAATAATTCTGAATCAGTTTTTAGGGTTGAGGATAAAAGCTTCTTTGATATAAATAATTTTGGTGAATTATTTCATCAAGATGAAACTGGTGGTCATTGGTCACGATATCGCGATTCAGAAGTTGTCAGGCGCGATTTTGATTCATCAGAATTAATGAATGATTTTATTAATTCAATTCCTAATTCTGGTGTAAGAGTTAGTCAAGATTCCAGCCAAAGAAAAGTTTGGTGGTGGAATAATGTTTTGAGATTTTATTGCCCATCTCATACATATTGTTGTAATAATTGCAACGATAATTTTGCAGAAGTTAATATGACTTACATTGATGGCGATTATTATTGTGGCGATTGTCGGGATGATGGATTTTATTATTGCGACAATTGTGAAGAATATAAAAGTAATCCATTAAATTACATTGCTGGCGATTCTTGGTGTGATGCGTGCATTGAAGCGTGTGGTGCTTCTTGGTGCGATTATTGCAACGAATATGAAATTGACCTTTGTGATGCTAATTTTGACCCAGACGATATTGATGTCTGGACATCTCGTGATTATGACGGAATTATGAATTACAATTTCAAGCCATCCAGACCTGATTTCTTTATGGGTTCGGCTGATGTTGATGATTCCAGATTATTTTATGGAATGGAATTAGAAGTAGAATCTATGGATAATTCCATGACAGATGGCATGAAAATAATTAAAGATTCATTAAACGAATTTGTATATTTTAAGGCTGATGGTTCACTTGATAGGGGCTATGAATTAGTGACATTCCCTTTCACATTCAACTATTACTCAGAAGCAATTAATTTTAAGTTTTTGAGTGAGTTGCAAGAATTGGGTTATCGTTCATGGTCTGCTAATACTTGTGGACTTCATCTCCATGTAAGTAGAACTGGTTTTGCTAGTTCTGGTCATATTTGGAAGTTTGCGCAATTGATTTTAAGTAATCAATACGCATGGTCTAAATTGGCTGGCAGGACTTCATCTCGTTGGGCTTCTTTTGATTCTGAGACTAATTCAGTAATGAAAGTTCTTAAGGGTGAGAAGTTTCCTGAGAGATATTGTGCCGTTAATTTGAGCAACACCGACACAATAGAAGTCAGGATTTTTAGGGGTTCACTTAATGAAAGGCGTGTGCGTTCTGCAATAGAATCTGTAGATTGCGCGATTCAATACACCAAAGGTCTGAGCGTTCATGACATTAATAATGGCGCGTTGAAGTTTGGAAGATTTGCAGATTGGGTTAATGAGAATCGCACCGAATGTGCTTCTTTCATTGATTTAATGTGTGAATATGGGCTAATTCCCTCAGTAAGTTCCAAAGCTTCTTTTACTGAAAATAGTCCCAGCGATTTGATTGAAGAATCTGAATCGCTAGTTTTGCCCGAAGCACCTACCGAAGTGGAGATTTAAGATGTGTCTTTTAATGGTTGCAAGTCCGAAATACACTCCAACCCGTCAAGAATTAATGTGCGCTTGCACAAATAATCCTGATGGGTTTGGATTTGCTATACATGCAGGTGACAGAATCATCACAGGCAAGGGGCTGAACGCTGAACATGTGGTTAGTAAGTTCCTGAAATTACGCGCAGAATATACCGATTGTTGGGCTATGTTCCACGCTCGTTGGGCTACTCATGGTTCAGTATGTGCCACTAATTCCCATCCATACGAGGTTGGGGGTCGTCAGGACATAATTCTGGCGCATAATGGCGTACTGGGAATAGATATTCCTGCTGGAGATGACCGAAGCGATACTCTCGTATTTTCTGAGGATTGGTTGCCTAATTTCTTGGAGTTGCTGGATGATGAAGCAGGGTTTGGAGAACTTGAGGAATTGGTTTCGGGTTCTAAGATTTGCATATTCTCTACAGCGCCAGAACTTGAGAATCAGGTTTATCTATTAAATGAGGACTTGGGGCATTGGGTTGGTGGTGGTCTTTGGTGGTCTAACTATTCTTACCAAGTAAGAAATAGCTTCGGTTTCAAGGATTATTATTTATCTAATTGGGATTACATCAAAGATGATGATTATGTGGAGAATGATTTTTGCTTTAGTTGCGAGATGTACGAGCCACATCCGTTGGTGGATTTTGTTTGTGCTACTTGCAACTCATGTCTGGATTGTTTGGCTGACTTGGGCGAATGTCTTTGTTACCGACCAGATTTACATCAGGAATCATTATTCGGGGGTGAGATGTAATGAAAGGCAGAATCACATTCTGGGCATGCGTGGCACTTGCTGGGGCGTGGTGGGTGCTGTTCTTTAGTTTGTTTATCTAGTACATAGTCCGACATGTGGCGCGTTCCGATTGGGGCGCGCTTCATCCTTTTTGGGGCTTCAATTGGGGCTGGATGATAGTCATTGCCCTTTAACATATAACTAATCCGACAACTCGGGCAAATAGGGCAAATCGGGCGTTTTTGTTGTGTCCGTTTTCGCCCTCTTTCCAATAAATCAGCGCGTAGCACATTACCAATGGGTAAGGAACATAGGTCACAAAGTCCTAACAGGAGTAGTAGTAAGGACTGACCCGGGGTTATTAAACCGGAGCTACTAATAGCCAATACTCTCTACCAACATATTTTTTCTAAACTTGGTGGGTGTGTTTCCGCAGGTCAAACATGGTGTGCAAGAAATCTATAACTTGCAGCCTTATATATAGTAGAGGGGCTTTTAAAAGCCCCGCCCCTCTACCGGCTTGAGGCCTTTAGGCCGAAAGCTCTTCGCTTCGCTTGGGGCTACGCTCAGAGCGACGAGTATAAACGAGGTCGCTCACTCATTAACTTCGGTTCGCTCCCGGTACCTAGGTTTTAGAAATTTTTTTACCGGTATATACCTAGTCACGGGCCAGAGGAGTATCTATTTTGAAACCGGTTAAACCCACAGATTCTTTGCATCTACGGTTGAAACCTGGTGCTAAATTGAATGCCAGTGATGCCAAGTCCAGGCTTCTAGAATTGATCCAAGCTGGTTTCTCAGTTGAGGATGCTTGCCACGCTGTTGGCAAGTCCAGTAAAACTTTTTATTATTACACCGAGTCTGACCCCGACTTTAAGAAACAGGTTCAGCTGGTTAGGGCCTTAAAGGCCCGAGGTGGTCATATCTCTGACGAAGATAAGGCTATGACGTTCAGGGACTTTCGTAAAGAGTTCATGAAGTCTGAGACTTTTCCTCACCAGCAAAATATTATTGATTTGATTGAAAACCAGGCTCCGTCTTGGGTGCATCCTTCTATGATGTATGAGAAGGGTACTGACCAGTATGTTTTGGTGAATATGCCACCAGAGCATGCTAAGTCTATGACGGTGTCTATTGACTACATCACCTATAGGATCTGTGTTGATCCGGCTGTTCGTATCAAGGTTGTGTCTAAGACACAGACGATGGCTAAAGAGTTCTTGTATGCTGTTAAGCAAAGACTTACTTCCCCGTTCTATATAGACCTACAACGTAGGTTTGCCCCGGCTGATGGCTTTAAAGCTACTGCTGATAAGTGGACGCAAGACGCAATTTATATTGAACGCGAATCCGGCGAAAAAGATCCTACCCTTCAAGCTTTGGGTATTGGTGGTCAAATCTACGGTGCCCGTGCTGACTTGATTATTCTTGATGACTGTGTGACTTTGTCTAATGCTGGTGAATACGATAAACAGATTAGATGGATTCAGCAAGAAGTCTTGACACGTATTGGTCCTACTGGTAAACTTCTCATTGTTGGTACCCGTGTTGATCCAATTGACATGTACCGAGAATTGCGTAATCCTGATCGTTATCCGGAAGCTAAGAGTCCTTGGACTTATTTAGCTATGCCGGCTGTTTTGGAGTTTGATGAGAAACCTGAAAATTGGGTCACTCTTTGGCCTCATTCTGATAGGCCTTGGCCTGGGGATCCTGTGGATCCTGATGAGAGTGGTTTCTTCCCTAGATGGGATGGAACTAGACTAAAGCAACGCCGTAGCGTTTTAGATGCTAAAACGTGGGCTATGGTTTACCAACAGCAAGATGTTGAATCTGAGTCTGTGTTTGCACCAGAACTGGTTCGTGCTGCTGCTAATGGTATGAGAGGTTGTGGTCCCCTTGTTGCCGGTGCTCCTGGTTATCCTGCTGACACTACAGGCTTCTACACCGTTTGTGCTATGGACCCTGCTATGTCGGGTGACACCTTTACGGTTGCTATTTCTGGTGATAGGAATACTAAACGTAGGTATCTTCTTGATGCTTCTCGTATGCCTGCACCAACTCCTCAACGTATCAGGGAAATAATTTTTACTTGGACTGAGAAATATAAACCAGCTGTTTGGGTTATTGAGAAAAACGCTTTTCAGTTATTCTTAACACAGGATGAAGAGATTAATGCTTTCTTACAATCACGGGGTATCAGGCTTGTCCAACACTATACGGGTGCTAACAAGATGGACCTTGAATATGGTGTGGCTTCTCTTAATACTCTCTTTGGTTCCTTTGGTCCTGATGGTAAACCTGCTAAGAATAATCTTATTGAGTTCCCTCGCGCCGAGTCAGAGGGCGTTAAAGCTCTTATTGAACAACTGATCACTTGGTCTCCTGGCACTAGAAATAAACAGGATGGACCTATGGCTTTGTGGTTCGCTGAAACCCAATTAAGGGATTATGTAAATCAGCAAGGTAGTTATGGCAAAACTTGGGTTCGTAACCCTTTTGCTACACCAATTGATTTGGCCAAACGCCAAGTGGTGGACTTAGAAGAATATGCAAGGAAACAACGATTAGCCAATGCTGGCTGGTATTAATATTAAATTAGGAGTCTAGTGGCACGCAAGATTGAAGATATTGCTAACGCCTATCAACAACTGAAACAACGTTACGCAAACCGTGACGCACGTTGGGGTGACGTACTTGAAGTACGTAAAGGAAACATAAACCAAGTATTCCCTGGTTTGTTTCCAGCAGAATACCCTAAGCCTATGGTGGCTAACTTTATTGACGTTGCCGCAAGAGACATCGCTGAAGTAATCGCACCACTACCTGCTATTAACTGTTCAGCAACTAATGCTGTATCAGATCGTGCACGTACACGTGCTGACAAGCGTACAATGATTGCTGCTGGCTATCGCGACACTTCACGTCTACAAGTTGAAATGTTTACCGGTGCTGACCGTTATGTTACTTTTGGTGCTCTACCTTTTATTGTTGAAGCCGATTACGAAAACGATACCCCACGTATCCGTGTTGATAATCCTATTAATTCTTATCCTGAGTTTGACCGCTTTGGTCGCCTTATCTCTTACACAAAACTTTACATCAAAGCTGCACAAGATCTTGTTAATGATTTCCCAGAATACGAATCTGTAATCCTTGGTAAGTTTGAACAACGTGGTTCTATGCGCCCTATCCAACTTGTGCGCTATATGGACAAAGATGAAACAGTTCTTTTCCTACCAGAACGCGCAAACTACATTTTACAACGCGCTAAGAATCCTCTTGGTAAACTTAATGTTGTTTTTGCTGTTCGTCCAGGTGTTGACTCTGATGAGAATCAACGTGGACAATTTGATGATGTTCTTTGGGTTCAAGTCGCACGTGCCCGTTTTGCTACTTTACAACTTGAGGCGGCACAAAAATCTGTTCAGGCACCTTTTGCTTTGCCTTCAGATGTTAACGTCCTTGAAATGGGACCTGACGCAACCATACGTTCTGCATCTCCAGAAAAGATTAGACGTGTTGATTTAAATGTGCCTCCTGGATTATTTGCTGAATCAGCAATTCTTGATCAAGAAATGCGTATGGGTTCACGTTACCCAGAAGGTAGACAAGGCGTAAGCCAAGGTTCTATTGTTACTGGTCGTGGTGTTGAAGCCCTTATGGGTGGTTTTGATACACAAGTTAAAACTGCTCAATCAGTTCTTGCTGAAGCCTTAAAGAAAGTATTTGAACTTTGCTTTGAGATGGACGAAAAACTTTTCGGTAATACCGAGAAGACGGTACGCGGCGTAGATGCTGGCGCACCGTATGAAATCACCTACACCCCCAACAAGGATATTGATGGGGATTACACGGTTGATATCACCTATGGACTGATGGCCGGATTAAACCCCAACCAGGCTTTGGTATTCGGACTCCAAGCGCGCGGAGACCAATTAATTTCTCGCGACTTCCTCCGCCGTCAGATGCCTTGGGAAATCAACGTTACACAAGAAGAACAAAAGATTGAAATTGAAAAATTACGTGACTCTCTTGTTGCAGCAGTTTCAGCTTATGCACAAGCAATTCCTTCATTGGCTACACAGGGTCAAGACCCTGGTGACATTTTAAGTCGTATTGCAACTGTAATTGCAGGCAGACAAAAGGGTCAACCTATAGAGCAGGTGATCGCGGAAGCGTTCGCCCCTCAAGCACTACCTTCTGCTGAGGCTGCAGCCCCTGGTCAGGAACAACCCGTCCCCGGTTCCGCAGGTATGGCTCCCTCTGGTGGTGCTTCAGGATTATCACCATCAACAGGTGGTCCAAGAGGCGTAGTCCCTGGACAAGTGGGACAAGGTGGACGACCAGCAATACAAAATCTTCTCGCCGGATTATCCGGTGGAGGAAACGCAATGCTAAGTTCTAGTGTTGCAAGAGCAATACCAGCCGGATAATCTAAGGAGATATATGAAATTCGGATCAGGAAAGAAACCAGCAAATCAAGGTTCATCTGCAAAAGCATACGAACAACCAGTAAGAAAATCTGGTGTTCCAAGCATTGCAAAGCCAGGTATGTCAAAGACAATGTTCTCTGCACAACCATCTGGTACACGTGGTGGTAAAGCACCAAAACACGCAAGTAAATAATTAATTAAATTTAAGGACGTATAAATGGCAAGAGGTGGAATGAGACCAACTGCACCGCAAAACAATCCTATGAATGTTTCTGCACGTGGAGGTAATGGTCAAAGCGGTAACGCAGCACAATCAGCCAAATATGTCCCAGGTCTCCCATACGGAGAAGGACAGGCTCTAATGCAAACGCAGCAAGCCGCTCCTTTGGCTGCGGCTCCGAGTATTGAACAATCAAGTATGCCTTCGGGCCTCGCATCAGCCGCAGCCTCTCAACCAGTTATTCCTTTAGATGCACCATCACAACGCCCAGGAGAACCTGTAACGTTTGGTGCAGATGCAGGAGCTGGTGCAGGTATGGAAGCTTTAGGTTTGTTTGATGCAGATCAAATAGCTAACGACAAATATCGTACAGAAATTGCAATGTACATGCCAGCATTACTTCGTATTGCTGCAATGCCAACAACTTCGCCTACTACTAGAGCTGTAATTAGAAAACTAAGGGATGCAGTTTGAGTTTTACAGAGCGCATAGAAACATTAGGTAAAAACCTTGGTGGTGCCGCTCTTGCCCCTTTCAAACTTGTTTGGGATATAGGCTCAGCCCCGTTTAATGATGAAGAAGAATTCAATGGCGTTGCTAATATTCTAAAAACATCTTTTGGCAACCTTGGTAAAAGTGTTGCACGCCCAGTTGGGGACATATTATCTGGCATTGATGCTGTTAACAGAACCTTTGTTCGTGAACCTTTAACTACACTTCTTTTAACCGGTTGGCAAACAAGCCCACTTGGTGAAGGTAAAGAAGATGTCGGTAAGTTTTTTGACTACGATGTATGGAAAAAATCATGGGAAGCCCGTGATGAAGTATCTTTTGGTCAAGCTTTATCAGCAAACATATTTGGTAATAAAGTATTTCGTGACGCTTTTAAAGAAGAAGGCACACCTTCACTTTTTAACGAATTTGATATCTTTAACAAAGAACAAAGAGATCAAATCTTTAAAGAGTCAATGTTTGGCAAACTTTCTTCAGGATCATTTGATTTTACAGTACAAATATTAGGTGACTTAACAATCGTTGGTGGCAAGGCTGTTAAAATAGCCCGTGCAGGCGAATACGGAATTAACGCTTTAAATAACAACGCTGAACTAATATTAAAAGCAATTGATGATATTAAAGAAGCACAAGCTGGTATTGGTACCGGTATTGATGTTAATAAATACTCTAGAACACTTAAAGATTTTACAGAAAATGGCGTTGATTACGCTCTTGCTAGAGATTTAGTTAAATCATCTGATGATCCAACAACACTTGCATATTTACTTGGTCAATCAGCTGACGAAAACCAAACAGCCTTAGTTCTTCGCATGGCTCTTGGTGATAAAGAAGCCTTGTTAGATTTTGAAAAACTACGCCCATCACAAGCTTATGCTTTTAAGAATTCAACTGGTCAACCAACAGCAACACAAAATGCTTTAATTACTCCAGATCCATCACCTAACGGAACAGGAAATGTTCCACTAGGACAAAGAACTTCTGTTGTTGATGAAGTTAAAAGAGAATATGATGATCTTGCAGCAAATGATGTTTATTTCCAAAAGTTTGTTGGACTAGGTCGTGACGCTCAAGGCAATATAATTAACAAGCCTATTTTAAGAAGAACTGTTGGAACAAACAGGGTTCAAGGTTTTGAAGATTTTATAGCCAAAGGTCGTACATCAAAGTTTTATGATAAACCAGTTGGTCAAGCAACTGAAGATATTTATCAACCAACTAAAATGCACAGAGCATATAAAAAGATTACTTGGGCAGCAGATGAACGTCCTGCCGGTATGATTGATTTAAATGATACTCAATCTTATCAAGAATTTTCTGCAGCATTAACTAGAGCAATAGCAAACCTTGGTCCAGCAAAATATGACGACAAAGGTAAATTAATATCTGGTATGTCTGGCGATGAAGCAACAAAGTTTCTTGAAGACTTTGCTGCAGCAGCAGGTCCAGAACAACGCGCTTTAGTTATCTATGGTCTTGAAAGAGAAGTTTCTAAAAGAGCTGCTCAGTTATACAAAATAGATCAATCAAATATAGATAAGATCTATAAAAAGTATACCAATAATCGTTCAACTGCTTTAGCTAAGTTTAAAGAACTAGGCTTCGGTATTGATGAATCAGGAGACGTACTTAAAGTACCTATTCTTGAATCACAAACTGAAAACTTTTTGCCTATCATGGATTTTGACATCTTATTTACATCTCTAAAAAGAGACCAAAGAATAATACAAGCACCTTTTGATTTTGCTTCAGGTCTTATTGATTTTGCAGATGTTTTAAATGATTTGTTTAAAGCCGGTACCTTGCTTCGTTTAGGTTACACTATGCGTAACGCATTTGAAGCACAATTACGTATTACTGCTGCATTTGGTCCATTGACAGCTTTGAAGTTTTTACCAGAGGGTGTAAAGAACTTTATTGAAAACTCTGGTCCACGTGGCAAACGTATGATTGATAATGTAAAAAGTTTGCGTGCTGGAGAAAACAGATTTAAAAAGGCTAGAAGACTTAAAGAAGAATTAAATGCTTTTGGTCCTGAAGTTCGTAAAACACGTGAAGCACTTGAGTCTGTTAATAAGAGAATTGAAGACTTTAATAAAGGTCCAGAGATCCCTCCATTTACAATGGAAGGTCTTGACGCTAATGATATTGATGCCATTAAATTTGGTAATGAAGATACATTACAACGTATGGTTCGTAAAGAACAAGAAGCTATGTTTAATGAGCCAAATACAATAAGAGCAGCAGAAGATGAGTGGAAGCAAGCCATATCTGGTGGTGGCGACCAAGTAAACAATATTGAAAAACTTATTACTAATCCAATAGATTTAAAACGTTTTAGAAAAACAGGATTGTTTCCTGCATACATTTTAAGAAAGTTTTACAAAAAAGACAAATATGGCAATCCTCTTAAATTAAGAAAAGACGATCCTTTATTTGATTACACTATTGAAGATATTCAAGAAATTTTATTTCCAGACCTGCAAGGTATTGGCAGAGTTGAAATGGGACCTGGTGAAATAGAGCAGGCTATAACAAGCTTTACCAAATCAGGTAAAGGTGGTATAGAAGTATCTTGGTATCCATCAGAAGCTAAAAAAGCACAGTTTATTGATGACTACATAAGTTATGAAGCTGGCAAAATTACACCACAATCACTTAGAGAATCTGTTACATATGCTGAACAACAACATGTTGCTAAATATTTAAATAACTGGCCTGAGAGTGATATTGATTTAATTGCTGAAAAAGAGCAATTACAAGGAACTCTTGATGCTATAACAGAAAAATTTGATGAAATCAATAATGAAATAACCAGATTAGAAGAAGTAAATAAACTTAAAACTATTGGTCAAGGTCAAATTACAGTACCAAGCAAGTTTAACCCTGAAAACTATTCTGTTGATGACGCTTTTGGTTCACAAAATGCAGAAGTTTACAGACAAAAGGTTTCAAATAAAAGCACATATGAAAATATGGCAGCAAGTAATCCAAAATATATTGCTCGTAGAGTTGAAAATGAAGGTTACGGAGTCGTAACCCCAGATGCTCTTTACTATTACGAAGAATGGTCTAGAGTTCTTAATAATCAATTTGGTAATTCTAAGGTAGTAAAGTTTTATCTTAACCAATATCAAAAAAATGGTAGAGATTGGGTTCAAGCTCAAAAAGAAACTCAGGCTTGGTTAGCAAATAGTCTTGAAGGACGTAGACTTCGCACCAAATTAAGTCCTAAAGCGTTTCAAAAGGGTGCAGACGTTGAAGCTTTACCAGGTCTTGGTTTAAGCAGAGGCGAAGTTGCTGATTATGTAGCTGGCGTAACTAATATGATACGCAGATATGTACCAGAAACAGCCGATAATGCTTTAGTTGAACGTATTGCTAAAGGTGGAGTTGTTACTCCTAGCGAAATGCGTTCATGGTATCCAGATCCTAACGTTAATCCTAATATTCACGGTAGAGTTATCTCTGAAAACTTAACCAATAACATTGGTCAAACCATTAACAATGGTATTAATAAAGCTTTTCAAGCATTAGGTACATTACCTGAAGACACTTGGGCAAGATACCCACTTTACATCTCTTTGTATCGTAAAGAATTAACTGAACGTTTTGCTTTAATGGAAAATCTTAAAGGCGCAGGTTTAACATCAGCTGAACAAGAGTTGGCTATGAAAGCTGCTCATAATTTTGCTTTACGTGAAGTTAATAGAACTTTGTTTACAGTTGTTCGTAGAAGCAACATTGGTGGATCAACTGCTGTTCGTTTAATGTCTCCGTTTTTCTCAGCACAAGAAAATGCTATTAAAACTTGGGCAAGACTTATCGGTAACAATCCAGCATTAATAAATCGTGCTCAATTATTATGGACAGCACCTAATCGTGCAGGTCTTGTAACAGATCAAGAAGGTAATCAAATACCACCAGAGAACCTTGGTAACACTGGTGTTATCTGGATTGAAGTTCCTAAGTCTTTACAAAAACTTACTGGCTTTTCTTCACTAACCCAAATGGGTATTCCTAAGAGATCACTAGATGTTGTTCTTGGTGGTGGATTTGAAGTACCAATTGGTCCTTATGTTGGAATACCAGCATCTGAAATTGTTAAACGTAAACCAGAATTAGAACAATCATTAAAATGGGCTTTGCCTTTTGGACCTGAACGTAATGCTGTTCAAGCATTATTACCTGCTTGGGTTAAACGTCAAATAACTAAAGCACAAGGTCAGAACAGTCCAGAGTACGCACGCGCGTACCAACTTATTTGGACAACTGAACAACACAAAGCAAGAGCAAATGGGCAACCATATTTGTCAGCAAGTGAAATTCAAAAAAAGGTTGATGCCTATTACAACATGAGAACTGTTGCTAACTTAGTTCTTCCTTTTGCCCCACGTTTTGATACACCATATCGTATGTATATGGATAAGTGGCGTGAATACCAAAGAACTTTTGGTAAAGAAGCCGATGAACAATTCTTGGAAAAATTTGGTGAAGAGTTCTTTGACTTTGCTATGAGCCTTTCACAAAACGTTGGTGGAGTTCAAGCATCAGTTGACGCAGTTAAGTCAATTAAGTCTAACAAAGACCTTGTTGCAGATTTGTATTCTACTGAACCTTCACTTATTGGTTTAATCGTAAATAACCCTACTGGTTATGATTTCTCTCAAGCTGCTTACGAATGGGAATACGCTACACCTGTAGCACCTGGAACTAAACAAACATTTCGTGGTACTGCAGATCCTGTAGAAGTAGCACAACGTAACCAAGCAAAACTTGGTTGGATTCAATACCGTCAATTTATGTCAACCGAAATTGAACCAGTGCTTATGGCACGTGGTTTAAGTTCACTTCGTGATCGTAGAGCCAGAGACCTTAAGGGTCTTCGTGACGAAATGATTACTAAGTTAGCAAATGAAAACGTTGCTTGGTATGATGACTATCTTGACACAGATGGTTCTAAAACAAACCGAGTTATTCGTGGTTTAACAAGAATATTAAATGACGAAAGCTTCATGCAAAACAATGCTGATAATCCTACTTGGAAATCAGTTGGTGCATATTTGGTTTTGAGAAATCAAGTTGCTAAAGAACTTTCAAAGCGTAAAACCAAGACTTTGGGAGCAAAGGCTAATATTGAATTAGCTAAAGCTTTTGATGCAGCTGTTGGACGCTTAAAGCAAGATGATATTGGATTTAGCGATCTTTATGACCGTTTCTTATCTCAAGATAAGGTTTATGACAAATATATTGGAAATGAATAATGGCTCAATATACTAGAGAAGAAATCATTGACATCTTAGTCAAAGCTGGTGTGCCTAATAAGGATATCCCTATTATGGTTGCTATTGCTTTAGCTGAGTCTAAAGGTGATTCTGATGCTATTGGTGACAAAGATCGTGTTAATAGCAAGTGGGATGAAAGCATTGGTTTATTTCAAATACGTAGTTTAAAAAACCCTAACGATCCTAAGTTTAACGAAGCAGATAAACTAAGAATTAAAGACAAGTTATTTGATCCAGTTTACAATGCTAAGGCTGCTTATGAGATTAGCAAAAAAGGTAAGACCTGGAAAGACTGGACAACCTTTAACGAGGGAACCTACAAAGAATTTATGAGCACTGGTCCTTCTCGCTCAAACATTAGACTAGCCGGTGGCGGCATAAAAGGAAGAAGTAAACCAATAACTATGGCTGAAGAGAATATAACACCTGATAATCAATACGTGGGTCTTCCTGGTTATATTGATCCAAGGCAGCAAAAAATTGAAAGTCAATTAAGTAAAGAACGTAAAAAATTAAGAGATCTTGAAGCAGACTTTGAATTATTTGAAACAG